GTCCTGACTGCGGCCCAGCTTGGCGCCCACGGTCCAGTCACCCCGCTTCATCTTCGCCTCGGTTCCAGCCAAGTCCCACCCGCGCACGAACTGCAGGCCGGCGGGAAGCGCATCGACCGTCTCGATCTTGGCGGTCTTGATGATCCCGCCGTCGCCCGGAGATGGCTGCTGCTGGTACTGCCCCGAGAAGACGTAGGGCATCGACTCGCGCATGCGGTTGAGGTCGGCGGCAGTGTGCTTCTCAGGCCACAGGGCCTCGCCGTCCTCCGACAGCGCCTCGAAGCAGACGTGCTCCCACACCTCACCATTCCCACCCGGTCGCGGTTCTTCGCCGGGCTTGCGGCCCAGGAGCCAGCCGGCCAGGTCCCGCTCGTGCAGACGCTGCATGATCACGATGATCGGCGTGTCCGCGCTGTTCACGCGGGACTGCAGCGTGTTGTTGAACCAGTCCAGCACGCCCTGGCGGACCGTGTCGCTGTCGGCCTCGCCCGGCTTGTGCGGGTCATCGATGATGATCGCGCCGCCGAAGCCGGGCCGAGCCTTGCCCGCGCCGAAGCCGGTCACAGTGCCCTCGGCACCGGTGGCATAGACCACCCCGCCCTTGGTTGTCCGCCAGTCGCCCTTGGCGCTGCTGTCCTTGCGCAGCTCGACCTCGGGGAAGATCTCCCCGTAGACCTCGTGCTGCACCAGCTCGCGGGTATTGGCGCTGTTGTTCAGGGCCAGTGGTGCGGCATAGCTGATGTGGATGAACTCGGAGTCCGGCACCTTGCCCAGGCACCAGGACATCCAGTTCACGACCGCCAGCTCGGTCTTCGAATACCGCGGCGGCAGGTTGATCACCAGGCGCTTGCACTCGCCCCGATAGACCCGGTCCAAGGCCGCGCACAGAGGGGCATGGTGCTTGGCCCGCATCCACTGGAAGCCCTTCTTCCGCAGGAACGTGTAGCGGCTGTAGAAATAGAAGTCCTCCCGCGCCAGCTCGGCCGCAACCAGCTTTTGCTGAGCGGTCAGCTCGCCCACTTCACACCTCCTGCAGCAGCTTCTTCGCCTCCTCTCGGAACTGGCCGGGGGTCATGTCGGCGCTCTGGATCGGCCCACCGTTGGGGCCGCTGTGTTCGACTTGCTGGCGGTTCGTGTACGCCCCGCCTGTCTCCTTGGCCGCCTGCTCGATGAGCTGGGCGGCCAAGGCCATGTTCTTCATCCCTTCGGCCTTGTTGGCCATCCGGTTCAATGCGCGCAGTCGGACGGCTCGGTTGGCGATGGGAATGTCCGCCGTCTCGGCCTTGAAGCGTTCCCGGGTGGTGTTGAACAGCTCGACCCAGCGCTGCGCCAGCTTCCGCCCTGCGTGCTTGGTAGGGTCGTGCGATTCCACCGTCTGGCGGCTCACGGCCTGACCGAACTCAGTCTTGACCGCCTCCACCACGGTGCTGGGCGTGTCGAAGCACGCCAACTGCTGGACGATGAAGGTCTTCACCTGGGCGTCTAGCGCGGGCATCTGTATTCAGCCTTGTCGTGCCAGGTCGTGCCTACGCCGCCCTCAGCAGGCAGGTGCCACACGACCGGGCGATGTCTAGTCTGGCCACCTCAGGCGGCCTCTGTGCTGCATCTACGAGCTTCTGTACCTGTTCCCCTGCCCCGTACCTACGAACCACCCCGACGAACTCTTCAACGTCATGGGCTCGCATCGTCAGGGCGGCGGATCCATCCCTACGGAACTTCGGGGCACCGTATTGATCGGCCTCATGGGCAACGTGGTAGAGCTCGTGCTCAACCAAGGCGCAGAACTCCGTGTCGGTGCAGCTGGAGCAGTAATCGGCGGCCAGGGTGATCACCACCTCAGGCACGCGCCCGAACCAGTCCACCATCTGGCGTTCCATCCGGGCCTTCTGCCACCCACCCGCCCGGAAAGCCACTATCTCGGCCTGGCCGACAACGGTCCTGCCCTGCTTGGTGAAACAGGTGCCCGCCCAGAGGATGCCCACGTCTGCACCCTGTAGGTGCAGGTGATCGGGGTTGTGCAGGTTCCCGTCCTCGGACAGCACCTCGGCTTCGATCCACTCCCAGACATCGGGAGCAGGCCGGAACCGCATGGACATGTCTTCGAGGTCGATTTCCAGAAGATCAGGGGGTGGGAGTGGGCGGCTCATGCGACGTTGGACGGAAATTCCGCAAGTGGACCTATCAGTTTGGACGTTGTCTGCTACCCCCACACCCACTGGAAGAAGAGACACATGGAAATCACGTTACCGGGCATTTCTATGCTCATTTCAGCAATCACCGGGGCGGCCGCCGTCTACCTGAAATACCGGCGCAAGAAGTGAGGGGGTGCGCCGGCTCAGGGCTTATCGCCCGGGGCCGGCTTCCCCTGCACCTGCTCGATCGCGTCGAACTGGGCCTCGTACTGGATAAGGCAGCGCTTCCGGCCGTTGCTGACCTCGAACACTGCCGACGGCCTGCCTTCTCGCTCCCAGGTGCAGCGCTTCCGCAGCGCGGGGTCGATAGGCACATAGGTGGCTACCGGCACCTGCATCACGGTCGGTGGCGGAGGGTTCTGCTTGGGAGCCGCCGATTGGCACGCCGTCAGGAGGACCGCCGCGGCGATCACGATATGTCGCATGTCAGTACCCCTTCAGGGCCGGGCAGGCCGAGTCGAGCAGCTCCAATGCCGCCTTGCAGGTATCAGGGCGGTCCTGGTATCGCTCCTTCCAGGTCATCGCGTCCCGCTCAGAGGCCTCGATCTTGCCAGCGAGGTCGTTCAGTGCCCTCGCGCTTTCATCCCTCAGGCGTTCGAGCTTGTCAGCCTCAGCCCGCAACGCGGTTGCCACCTCCGCGAGGCGGGCGTCTCTTGCGTCCACGTCCGCCTGCAGCCTCGTGGAGTCGGCGCGCCAGTCGGCCCGCACCTTCACGACCTCCGCGCTCAGCTCTTGGATGCGCTGCTCCCGCTCATAGGCCGTCAGTCCAGAGACCAGGCAGCCGAAGGCTAGGACCGCGCAGAAAGACTTCATTAAGCTGCCCGGCTTTCGGAGCCACTGAACGATCCCTGTGGCCCAGCCAACTAGGAGGCCCCAGAGGGCGGAGAGGAATCGAAGAATGCTCGTCATGGGGTGGTGCCTCCATTGGCGCCGGTGACCCTTTCAACCAACTTGAGGTAGCTCGGCAACATGCGCCGGATGACGACGCCCGAGATGCCAGCCAGGGGCAACTGAGGTGCGCCAGCCAGCGAGGGGAATACAGCAGCGGCCACGGCGATGACCCAAGCGGCGAGGATGGCGTACCCAATTACGGCCACGGCCAGCGCCAGCAGCCTGGCTACGCTCTGGAACCACCGGCGACCACGGGGCCGGGCAGCGTCAGCCGACACTCGCTCTGCGTCCTTCTCCGGTAGCAGCAGCACACCGATGAGTGCGCCAGCAATGGCCACCAGCAGCACGGACTGCGGTACGCCGAGGATCACCCGCTCAGCCTGCCGTAGGGCATCGGCCGTCGCCGGCCCCACCACCGCGGCGGTGAAAGTGCCCACGACGGTCTTGAGAGTGCTCACGGGTTCAGTCATCGGCCTATCAACCTTGCGTATCCGGCCTTCGCCAGCTTCAACTTCTGCCTGCGGTCGTCCAGGCCGTTCGGCATGGCCTTGCTCGTGGGCGAGCCGAGATTCACGGCCCGGCTGACAGCCAGCACGTCGTCCTTGTCGGCCCACGTGTTGATGAAATCTCGCTGCCAGAAGTACCCGGCTGCCAGTGCGGCGTCAGGCAGCGAGGCGACCATGTCTGGGTTGCGGACGGCGCGATCGTCGTCGTAGATGGCCCGGCTGTACTTCTCGTAGTTGTCGCGGCCGGTGAGCTGGATGCCCCCGCGGCCAAGGAACCGGAAGCCATCGCCAGGCTGGGTGTTGCCCAGGTCACTGCGGCCTTCATACCGGGTCTGCGCAGGGGTCGGCCCCCACAGTTCCTTGAGCCAGCGCCCGGTTCCGCTCTCATGCGCTACCTGCGCCAGGAAGTGGCACACGCGAAGCTCGGTGTTGATGCCGAAGCGATGACAGGCCTGCTCAAGGGCCAGCGCCAACGCCGGCGAGAACCCCATCCCGGCGGCGACTGTTTCGATGCTCACCATGGTGTCCTCTGTACTGGTAGCAGCGGCCCGATTCGAACGGGCGACCTCCGGGATATGAGCCCGGCGAGATACCGCTCCTCCACGCTGCAATGGGTGCCCGCCCCGCTGCCGGCTTGGCGCGAGGGTTGATCCGGTCGGGGAAGCGGGCATAGCTGGAGCGGGCCATGGGATTCGAACCCATGTAGTCAACTTGGAAGGCTGATGCCTAAGCCACTCGGCCAGGCCCGCGCGTATTGGCTGGGAGGCGTCCGTTGACGGTTCCCGCAGAACTGTTGTAGTGCGATCTCCATCACGGAGATCACTTCCATGAATACTCAATCAACACTCGCTCCCTATCCCCGCCAGCAGCATTTGATCATCGTTGGCCGCATCCTGTGCGGCCCTCGGTGGGAATCGGAGCTGGCAAACCTGCTTGGCCTATCGAAGGAAACAATAAGCGCCTGGGCAACAGGTTCCGAGCTTATGCCTGCCGAGGCAGTGTGGCCCCTCAATCGGCTTGCGCGCCGACACAATAGGCTGCTCACTGCTCAATGCGACTTCATCGAGAAGATCGAGCGCGAGTGAATTGCTTGTGGTGGGGTGCCGTGGAGTTGAACCACGCGAGCCGAAGACGCCGGATTTACAGTCCGGCCCAGCGCCCATCTGGCAACGCACCCCATAAAGGAAAAAGCCCCGCTTGATGGCGGGGCTGATGAGTTTGGCCGGCGGCCAAGTCTCGCGATAGTGGCGAAATTACAGGGAATCCCGTTGCCTCAGCAAGACAATATTCTCAGTCGCTATGCAGCGCGTGACCTTGGCTCATGATCGACATTGCTCAGTGCGCGGGAGAGCTGCTTTGCTGCCGCTTCCCCGGCGTGGTTCAGTTCCGCCAGCAGCCATTCGTAGACGGGCTTCCACCTACGCATGTAGGCCGGCGAGTCGGTGCCCATTGCCAGCGCTCGTCGCCGGTCCGGCGTCGGCTCGATTCCGGTGCACCTGCAATCCTTGCAGCCCATGTCGTTGACGATTCCGGCGCCCAAGCATGCCGGGCAGCGGTTGCCGCTGGCCAGCTCCAGCACCACGGCGTCGACCATGCGGGAGAGGTGCTGATAGGTATTCTTCGGCCAGGCCTGCGCCCGCGCCAGCACCACCGCGGCCTCCCGATCCCGAAGGATCCGCCGCTGAGCGTCGGACATGCTGCGTCGGCTGAGGCTGACCATTTCCTTCGAGAAGCTCAGATCATCCTCGGCCTCAGCCAGCGCCCGCGCGCGGCGGGTGAACTCCGGGCGCACGATGGCGAGCACGGCCTCGGCCAGCTTGCCGCGGTGTCGGATGGCACCGTCAGGCAAATACACCGCCTCCATCACTTCCCGTCCAAGCCCGGCCGGCACCATCCCCAGTGCTGCGGCGATATCGGACGTGGTCAGGCTGGGAGCGCCCCCACCCTGGCCTACGTCGAATCGCACGGTCTGTGCGTTGAGTCGGGCCAGCATCTCGCGGCGGTCAACCATGTGTGTTCTCTCCTCGGGTGGTGCTGGTGGTAGAAATGCCGCGCGCGCTCGCCAGTGCGGCGCGCCATCGGTAAGCAGTGGCTCTGTGCATTCCGAAGTCGTCCTGCAGCTCTTTGACGCTGGGCAGGCGGCTCCGGTACTTGTCAGCGATCCGGCAAGCGACGACGAGCCTCACGATCGCCGTACCGCGCGGTCCGCCCACCTGCTCGGTGTAGGAACTGGCCGTCACGCGCCGATCCTCTCGATCTCGATCACGCACCCGGGCGCGTCGAGGGCATCTGCGCCCTCCCCCGGGTAGCGCTTGGCAGCGCGGCATTCCACGACCCGGGCGTCATCCCGCCAGATCCCGGCGTCGGTCAGCGCGTCCTCGGTCGATCGGACCAGCTTGGAGAGGTCCGGCAGCTTGCAGGGAAAGACCCTGCGGCGCTTCGGGGCGCTGAGCGGCTTGTGGAGGGTGAACGTCATGCGGACCACGAGGGGCTCATCAAACATCTGCAACCCGAGCTGGGCGCGCAGCTGCTGGGCCGCCAGCTTCACGTCCTGCCGCCATGGCCGGACCTTCTTGGACGACTCAGCGAGGATGGCCCGGCCGCTCTTGGCCAGGCCCTTGAACGACTTGCTGCCCTGCGGCGCCGGCGAGCCATAGACCACGATCCGGATGATCATGCGGTCACCTGGATCAGGCCCAACTGCCACAGAGCCAGCATCGTGCGCTCATGACCGCGCAGCCAGATCTCAGCCTTCTCCTCGCGGGTGAAGCGCCTTCCCTGGTCCAGCTCGCGGTGGCAACTCCGGCAAGCGCTGGCCACGAAGCAGTCGTGCGCCTTGAGGCTGCCGCCCTTCCCGTGCCGGCTCTGGTTGCTGTGCGCCGGCTCGCCGAATCCACCTTCGCAGCAGCCGTCGATCTGCAGTGTGCACTCCACCTGGTAGACGGCGTCCAGCAGCGCGCGGTCTCGATAGTTGCTGTGCATCACCAGCACCCCCGACTTACAATCCGCTGCATTGACACAGGGGAAGTGAAATGGCCGATCCGGTCAATTATTGCAGCTGGCTGTATAGGTACTTCTGCATCACCCAGAGTGAGTGGGCTGCCTGGACACAGGCAGGCATGTCCGTAGCAGCGATCGTTTTTGCGAGCCGCTTGGCAGCCAGCCAAGAAGCAAAGGTCCTTTCGAGACGCACGATGGGAATAGTCAATCTCATCGAAGAAGTGGATGCCCAGTGCTTTTGGGCACTCTCTTGCTACCAGAGCAAATACCGCCTCATTAATAAAAATGAGACCGGTGCGCATGACCTGGATAGATGCCATGACGAGCTTAAACAGGCGAAGTACTCCCTTCGCACGATTACTTTGCATGACCTTCCTGACAACAGACTGCAAGGGCTGATCAACGCAGCGATCCAGGCATGCGACGAAGTCATGCCACTTATCGATCTGGTTGATCCCGGTGGAGAACTGCCCGAACCAGCGGTGGTCACTCGGCTCAACGGCATTGCGCGAAGGATGAGCAACGTTCGAAACCGAGCATGGCAGGTGAGTTCCACCTACCTGTCGCTGCGAGCCCGCATATGGGGGCGAGTCAGCTTCTATTTCGCATCCCTTAGATGGAGGATTCAAGCCGCCTCCGCGAAATCGTGAGGATTGTGACCGAGCCCGAGCAGCACTGTGTCCGACCAACGCACCGGCCGCGCGCGCAGGCCCTGCTCTTCTGGGTGATCGCCGATATGCACCAGGACTGTGATGGCATCGCACGCAAGCGACTTCGTCAGCTTCAGGCTGGATCCGCCGAGCATGATGTGTCCCGGGGCGCCCTGCCCCCGGTCGATCGCCGGCATCAGGCGCCAGCCCAGCATCGTGCCGGCCACCATGTGGCGCCAGTCGTCCTTGGTCAGGCGCTGCCCGTGCCAGGACAGCCCGGCGGCCAGGTCACCGCAGATGGCGTTGAGCATGCGCTGCTGCTTGGGCGTCATCATGCCCTCGCCGCGCTCCTGCCAATCGGAGGGCTTGAGCGAGGTCATGACGCGGCCTCATCGGCGAAGCCCGCCCACCTAGCAGCGGTTTCAGCCCCGGCCGTTCTCAGCGGTTGGGCAGGCTGCATCAGACGCTGATGTAGCATCGAATGGAACTCGGCAGCTCCAACCCTCACCTTTATGCGGGCCATCGCTGACAGCAGCATCTGCTGCTCGCCTTCATGGAAACGCTGCTCGAATGCCCATGGATTCACGCCTTGGTGCCAGCTTTTCGGCTCATGCCCCGAGGAAAGGTAGACACGCCTGCCCGATACCTCGAGCAGGCCCCATCGGTCACGCATTTCCTCTGCGCGCAAGAGACCCTTCGGCGCCATGAAGTACCGATAGAGACCAAGGCCGCGCGCCGGCTCGGCGCGGAATGCTTTCTTCTTGTCTGCCAGGAAGTCCGAGCGGCTGACTTTGCACTCGACCAGCAGCGTCCTGCCGCAGTACCAGCCGATGGCATCCGGATTCTCACCGTTGCCGGTGGCGGCGCAAAGCTCCTCCAGAACCACCGAGCAACCGGCTGTGTTCCTAAGCCACCGGCCAGCGATCTTCACTAGGTCGGCGTGGGTCAGCATGGTCATGCGGCAATACCCCTCTGAATTTCGTAGTCCCGCTGATCCCAGCCGGCCTCCCATTCCTTGCGTTGCAGGCGGCCCGGTTCACCCATCTCGAACAGCGGCACTGCGCTGCGCGGCTTGTGGGCCTCGCGCATGTAGCGGCCGGACTGACGCGCCCGGCGCAGCAGTTCCTGGTCGACCTCAGGCTGCATGGCGCACCTCCGGTGTCTCTTCGACGGCAGTGGCCGGCTCGTCCGCGGCGACCGCCACGTTGAGCTCGCGCGCGATGTCGTCCATGTGCTTGGCGACCTGCTCGCGCGTCGCCGGCACTGCCTCGCGCACCTGGTGCTCGATCTCGGCCACCGGTGCTGCCGGCAGCGCGCCGCCGCGCATCACGAATTCCTTCGCCCGGTTGTAGGCCGCCAGCAGCAGCTTGTCGGCCTTCTCGGCGCTCGCCAGCCGGTAGCGGTGGCCGTCCAGGTACTGCCACACCAGCCGGGTGAAGCCGTCCTGCTGGCCTGCATCGGCACGCACAGCGTCGAACGGCGGGATGCCCAGGCACATCATCCGGAACTGCGGCAGCGTCGGCGGCCAGGGCTCTGCGGTCGCGATGCACGCTGCCAGCCCATCAGCGAGCTGCCGACCCGACAACCCGGAAAGACCCTTCGACCACGTCGCCGCCGCCGCGCCCGCCGGATTCGCCGTGTAGGCGCTGGTCCACTTGTGACCGTAGATCTGAGCCATGTGTTTCCACAGCTGATCCATGGCGTTCTGCGATTGCAGGCGCGGCGTCGATGACGTTTCCGCCCTGCTGTCGGGCGAGGATGAACTGCTCAACTTCGTCGGCAGGTGCGAGGCGACGTGGTCCATGATGGGTTCCGGTGTTCTGCGGGGCGTGCTTGGGGCCTTCGGCATGACGGGCCCGGGCGGTGGTGATCGCCCAGGCGAAGGGCTTGGCAACCGGTGGTGCGCGGCTTAGGCCCTCAGTGACGGTGTCGGCCAATGCCTGAGGGGTGACGCCTTCACCCACAGCGGCCAGAAGGTCCGGGTGGCTCGGGTTGGTCGTTGGACATCCGGCCTGTCGCATCAGCAGGCATGCACGCCCCGCCAACGTCGCGACCTCAGAGATCTCTGGTGCTTGCTGAGATCCATCTGGAGTAGATATCCCTGTCCCTGTCCCTGTCCCTGTCCCTGTCTTAGCCGTGACACGTCCGTGACCTGTCCCTGTGACAGGTGGTGTGACAAGCGGTGTGACTGGGCATGGATCTGAAGGGTCACCATCCGGATCTTCGGATTGCGGCTTCCCCGGCATCGCTACTCGCAGGCCGTGGCGCTCAAGCAGCGCCCGCAGGTCACTCGTTCCGACGTTCCATTTCGGTGGTGCTACCCCAATCGAGCGTAAGGCTTCGAATGCGAGGGAGCGCCATTCCCTCTCCCGCCGCTTCCGCTCGTTGTCGTGATCCTTTCCCGCCCGATATTCCCTGCGCTCTGCCCAGGCCTCGATTGCCTTCTCGGCAACCACCGGGTGATACCAGCGCCCATCGCTGCACAACACGAAACCGCGCATGGCGCCAGCTTTCACCGACTGCCAGCCGCGCACGTCCCGGCCAAAGCCCGCGTATGCGGCCAATGCCTGGTCGTTGTCAGGCAGACTCGCCGCCGGCAGCTGGTTCCAGGCTGCGCACCACAGGAGCACGGCAGCACGGAACTCATCGCCGGTGGCCATGATCGCCAGCTCGCTGTCGCGCAAGCGCGCCACATCGAGGGGCATGAACGGCATGCCGCGCAGGTCAACCTCAGAGGAAACAAGAGGATTCATGTCAGGCAGCCAGAGGAGCCTGATCGGCATCGGACAGTACCGGCAGCCACGTCTGGCAGCGCTTACGGCTCATGCTGCAGATACGCGGCGCTCCGTGTACTACCAGCCCGTCCGATTCGAGCTCGGGCAGGCGGCGGGCCACCATGTGTCGGTCCAGGCCGGCCGAGAACGCCAGCTCGCGACTGGTGAGTCCGGGATACTGGCGAACCGCCGTTGCAACCTGCGCCTGCTGTTGTGCCTGCGCACCCGAATCTACGAGCTCATGCGCCGCTTCGTGGCTGGTGTCCGGATCGGTGTTGCGTGCGGGAATGTGGCTCACTGCTCATTCCTCCGTGCCCACGTCAGGTCGCTGTACTCGCGCACCGTCATGAGCTTGCTGGGTGATGGCGATCCCGGCCGTTCGATCTGGCCACCCTTGGCCAGGAATGCGTCCACGTCGCCGGCGAGGCGATCGCGCTGCGCCGACTTGGCGCGGATGTCGTTGTCGAACTGGTTCACAGCACGTCCTTCTGGCCCTTCGACTCACGAAGGCGCGTCATCAGGACGATCAGCGCTGACTGCACTGCGATCGCGGCGGTCTGCAGCTCGGAGAACTCGTTGTCGGTGATCAGCCCGTCCTGCAAGCACTTGTGCAAGATTTCCGCGAAGTGCCCCTTGCTGGCTGAGGTCGCCAGGATCGTGCTCGTCAGGCAGCCGGCATCTGCCGGAGGTTCCAGGCGATGAAGTCCGTAGCCGTGCTCTGCGGCCAAGGCAACGAGCATGCGGCGGTCGCCCGTCAGGTCCATGATCTCGCTGGCTTCTTCCCAGCCGAGCTTGTGCGTGGTGTTGTTCGGGTTGATCTTGTTGCGGAGCACCGCCCCGGACATGGGCTTCTCTTCGCCCTTGTCGTTCACGGTGATCAGCCTGGTCGCCAGCGCCTCGGCGCCGCCCGGGTAGTCCTTCACGGTCTTGTGTGCTGCGTCAGTAATGTTCATGCGGCTGCTCTGTGAACGTGGTTAGGAGCGCTGTGGCGGCGCAACATCAGCGCCATGGACAACAACAACTCAGGGATGGCCGCCAGAAATGGCGTAGTGACGCTGGTGCGGATGTGCGGAAAGCCGTTCGTGCTTCGCAGGGTGGACGGAAGGCCGAAGGCGTTCCCGCTCACCCTCCCCGACCTCGGGCCGGTGCCTGAAGGTGGCGGTCGAGTGCTATGGATGTGGAGTGATGGGGAAGACGAATGACATCGCTCCGGCGGCCGCTGGCCTGCGGCCGAGCTTGTTCAAGCGGCCTGCCCCATCTCCTGCCCGGCATCGTTTTCCGGCGCGGGGCCGAATACGTCCGGCCGGAGGTCGTGCCGGCTGACGCCAGTCGCGGTCTCGATTGCGATGCATCGTTCCGCCGGTACACGGCCACGGTCGTACCACCCTGTAACGGATGGAGGCTTAATTCCGAGGATGGTCGCCAAGCGGAGCTGGCTACCCGCCTTCTCAACTGCTCGATCAAGGGCTGTCATGTCCATGAGCCCATTAGTCCACAGCTAACGTGCGATTGCAAGCCTTGCGCTAACCGAATCACATTAGCCTTTCACTAACATTTAGATATGGATATCGGCGAAATACGACACCGGAACTTCCGGCACCTGATCTCGGCCCTAGAGGGCCGAGGCATCACCAAGCGGCGTGACCAAGGTGCCCAGCTCGGCGGCTTTCTGTCGCCCTCATATGTGTCTCAGCTCTTGGGCGGCAAGCACATGGGCGACGATGTCGCCAAGAAGATAAGCGCAGCGCTGACCAAAGACAGTGGCTGGATGGATCGGCCGCAGTGGGATGAAGACCCCAATTCAATCTCAACAGTCTTAGAGACTGAGACCGTCCCCGGGTACGTTCGCTTTCCCCTGCTTGAGGGGTTTGTCGCCGCCGGAGGTGGGGGTTACATGCCAGATCATCCTGAAGTCGTTCAATACATCGACGTTGCTGCCGATTGGGCCGAGCAGAACATCCGCGCTCCGCGCGATGCGGTCCGAGTGATCACTGCACGGGGTGACTCGATGACCGGAGACATCGGCGACGGTGACGTCCTTTTCGTTGATAGCCGCGTCCAGGAATTCGACACCGATGCGATCTATGTCATGAACTGGCAGGGCCGTCCGTTGGTGAAGCGACTGCAGATGCGTCGAGATGGCTCTGTTCTCATCCGCAGCACGAACCCGGCCTACGAGCCGGAAATCGTTCCTGCGGGAGAGGTCGACCAACTTTTCATTTCCGGCCGCGTTCTGGCGGCATGGGTATTCCGCAAGTTCTGATCGAGTGACCATTGATGGCTAAGGACTGCTATATGCAAGCTGTAAGAGGTATTTCCGCACTGGCGCTTGTTTGCTCAGCAACCCTGATCGTCACGTCTTGCGATGCCCCCTCGCCCGCCCAGAACTCGAGCGCCCAGGAAAGCCAGTCAGCCTCGACAGGCGTAACGAAGCGTGTGACGGCACCTAAGGAACTCTTGGAAGAAGGCGTTGTCGTCACTGAGTTCTCGCCACAACAGAATTCGGCACTCCACGTCACCATGACTGTCGAGAAGATGGACCCGAATGGTGGTGGCTACGACATCACGCCTGGTGTTGCGGCCGCTCCCCTTGCCGGGAAGGAATTCCGAATTCCTAGCGACACGAAAGCGCGGTGGGGCTTGATCGATATCAAGCAAGATCCATCGGGCTCAATGATCTTTACGCATCGAGTTGGACCGTCAGGCACGACGTATTCCATTCGGCAGTACAACTGCGTCTCTCAGCGGGTCCGCTACGTGTCAACAGGCGAAACGATCGCCGAGATGCGCACTTCAAAGGCTGACGCCCAAATGTCCGAGATACTGCCGCGCTCGATCGCGTACTACTTGGGTCGCTTGGCCTGCACTGACTTTGGTTCCTGAGACCGACATTCGCGTTAGCTGAACAAAGCCAGGATCGTTCAGCCGACTACTAACGCCATTAGCTGTTAGCTGTTGACTAACAGTTAGCTGCTCGCTAATCTTCTTTCAACGCCCCACTCCCGGGGCCGGAGAAAGAAGATGCCCCTTAAGCGTCGCCCCCTGTGGATCTGGATCGGTGCCGTCTATGCGCTGCTCGTGTTCGCCTCGGCGGCCGGCGTCGCGTTCGGCAACCGCCTGTTTGGGCTGGAGTGCTGATCATGGCCTCCGTCATGGAACAGCATCCCGAGGCTGAGGTCCGGCGCTTGCGCAAGAACCTCACCACTCTGCAGGGCAACCTGCGCAACACCGGCCTCAACATGCCTGGTGCTGACACCGCCTACCGCGCGGCCATCTTTGTCGGCGCTGATGCCGAGCAGGCATGGGAAGCGGCCCGCCGCCACGAGCTGGTGATGCTGGGCTTTGCAGACGAGATCGAAGAGCCGAAAGGCCTCAGCTTCCCGTCTCCCCGAAACTCGATCGACGAACGCCGCGCGGCACGCCAGCGGCAAATCGACAGCGTGCGCGCCCTGGTCAACCCGTTCTCGCTGGCCGCCCCGGTCAGCCTGGAGCGTGCTGCATGAGCGCCCCTGTCGATGCGCTGGCCGGCATAGATCGCAACCTCAAAGATCGCGCAGAGCGCGCCGCGCGGTATGGGCGGAAGGCGGACAAGGAGGCTTCGCGCCGGGGCTTCCGGAACGAGGCTGGTGACCGCAAGGCTGAGTTTGAACGGCTCCTTCTACAGCAGCTTTCCGAAGCGCGCGCTGCAGTCGCCGAGCTGATCGCCGCTGACCTCGAGTACGACGCCGCCTGCATCCAGGTGGGTGAAGCAATGTTCGGATCCCGCGAACAGCGAAAACTCGCGGCAGAGCGGAGCGCGCGCTCCCATTTCCGTCGAATTGCCGCCCTCGACCGCGTCAAAGGCGGTGCCGCATGAGCGCCCAAGTCCTCGCCTTCCCCGTCCAGACCGACAGCCAGAGATACCTGCTGGAGAGCGTGCGAGCCGTTGCAGCCCGCTCCGGTCTGGACGTCAACGAGACGGCCCGCGAGTTCGTCGCGGCCGGCTGCTCCAAGGAAGCCCAGAACCGCATCTGGGAGCGCGCGCGCCGCAAGCGCATGGCACTGATCTACGGAGGTGACGCATGAAGACGGATTTCAACCCGCGAGTGGAAGGCTTGAAGGATCTCGGGATCTACCTCGGCATGTTCCTTTGCTGCGCGGGGCTCGGTGCCATCGGCTGCCTCATCGCGCAGGACCTGGCAAGGGTGAGCATTCCATGAGCCGACATCCGATTCGGCTGCTTGTGCCGGCCTTCATCTGCGCCGTTGTGTTCGGCTTCTGCGTCGCGCTCCTGGCCCGCGCCATCTACACCCGCGCCGACAGCTTCGTTCTGGTCGGCGGTGTGGGTGCCCTCTTCTTCGGCTGCCGCACCGTCACCGAGGCCCGCCAGGTCGGGCGGCAGTTCGTCGCCCAGCTCCAACAGCGCCGGTCCATGCGCCGCGCAGCTCCCCTGACCCGCATCAACTTGCCCAAGGAAGACATTCAATGAGCACCGCCATTTCCACCCAGCAGCCCGCGATGAGCGGCGAAGTCCGGGCAAACGCCCTGATGCCGACCTCGATTCACGAGGCTATCCAGCTCTCCGAGATCATGGCCAAGGCCAACCTGGTGCCTGAGCACCTGAGGGGCAAATCGGGCGACTGCCTGCTGATCGTCATGCAGGCCCAGCGCTGGGGCATGGACGCGGTGAGCGTGGCTCAGTGCACGTCGGTCGTCCACGGCCGTCTCTGCTACGAGGGGAAGTTGGTCGCAGCTGCTCTCTACGCCATGGGCGCCGTCGAGGGCCGTCTGGAATACGAAATTCAAGGAAGCGGCCAAGCCGCGTCGATCATCGTGACTGGCACACCCCGCGGCGGCAGCGGTCCGCAGACCGTGCGGGGAACGGTCAAGGATTGGCGGACCTTCACCAAGAACAAGGAAGGCAAGCAGGTCGAGAACGCTTGGGACAAGATCCCCGAAGACATGTTGGTCTACCGCGGCACTCGCCAATGGGCGCGCCGGTATGCGCCCGAGGCGCTGCTGGGCGTGTACACCCCCGACGAAGTGGAACCCGTGGCCGACGTCCGGGTGATCGCCACCGTGCAGCAGGGCGACAGCACGCCAGGTGGATATCCCAGCGATCAGTTCGACAGGAACCTCGCCGGCTGGACGTCCGCCATCCAGCAGGGCAAGCGCACCGCTGACCAGATCATCGCCATGGTCGAAAGCAAGGGCGCACTCACGGACGACCAGAAGAAGAAAATCCGCGCCGCTGAAACCGCTGCCGCCACCGAGGTGACCCAATGAGAATCGTAAACCTGATCCAGGGCACGCCGGAATGGCACGCCCACCGTGCCGATCACCTCAATGCCAGCGAGGCGCCCATCATGCTGGGCGACTTCCCGAACATCAGCCGCGCCGAGCTGTTGAAGGTCCGCGCCACCGGCGTCGCCCAGGAGATCAGCTGGTTCCTTCAACAGATCTTCGACAACGGCCACCAGTTCGAAGCGCTGGCCCGCCCGCTGGCTGAGGAAATCGTCGGTGAAGACCTTTATCCGTGCGTAGGCGTGCAGGGCAAGCTGTCTGCCAGCTTCGACGGCTTGACCCTGCTCGAGGACACCGCCTTCGAGCACAAGACGCTCAACGCCACCCTGCGCGCCTGCATGACGCCGGACTGCGTCGGCACCGACCTGCCGCTCTATCACCAGATTCAGATGGAGCAGCAGTGCATGGTCAGCCAGGCCGAGCGCGTGCTGTTCATGGCCTCCGAGTGGAAGCAGGACCCGCAGACGGAAGAATGGCAGCTCGTTGAAGAACGCCACTGCTGGTACTACCCCAACCCCGAGCTGCGTGCGCGGATCGTCCCAGGCTGGGAGCAGTTCGAGGCGGACGTGTGCGCCTACCAGGTCGTGCCGGTCGCCGAGCCGGTGGTTGGCAAGGCACCCGACCAGCTGCCCGCGCTGCGCATCGAGCTGCAGGGCATGGTCACCGCCAGCAACCTCGGGGACTTCCGTGCCCATGCCATGGCCGTCCTGGGCGGAATCAATCGCAACCTGCAGACCGACACCGACTTCGCCGATGCCGAGCAGACAGTGAAATGGGCGAAGGCCGTAGAAGAGAAGCTCGACGCTGCGAAGGCGCACGCCCTGAGCCAGACAGCAGACATCGACGCCATGTTCCGCACCGTGGACGACGTGAAGGCGGAGACCCGCCGCATTCGCCTGGAGCTGGAAAAGCTGGTGGGCAAGCGGAAGGACGAGCGTCGGATCGAGATTGTCCAAGCCGGGCGCAACAACGTGCAGGACCACTACGACCAGATCAACGCCTCCATGGGCCAGCACGCGATCGCGTTCCCGGCTCAGGCTGTGACGGCAGAGCTGGGCGCCTCGATCAAGGGCAAGAAGTCGTTCAGCAGCATGGAAGACGCCGTCAGCACGACGGCAGCGAACATCAAGATCGCTGCGAGCCAGCTGGCCGAGCGGATCCGCGTGAACGTCGGGATTCTCAATGAGCACGCGCTGCACGCGACGCTCTTTGCTGACCGCGTGCAGCTGTGCGCCACGAAGGCGCCGGACGACCTCCGCAACTTGGTCGCCGCGCGAATCGGTGCGCACCAGCAGGCCGAGCAGCAGCGGCTGGACGACGAACGCGCCCGGATCCGGAAGGAAGAAGAGGACCGCGCCGCAAGGCTCCAACAGGTAAAGGATGCCCAGGCCGCGCGAGATGAGACGGCAGCAGCTGCTCCGGTCGTTGCAGAGCCGGCGGTGGAATCCCCTGCCCCTCCCGCCGCTCCTGCGCCACAGCAATCCTACGTGCGCGCCGTTGCAGCTCCGGAGTCGGCGGAAGATCGCGCACCGTGGGCGCCGGAAGGCCAGCGGATCAAGCTCGGCGAGATCAACGCGCTGATCGGCCCCCTGACCATCAGCGCCGAAGGCCTGCGCCAGCTCGGGTTCGAGCCGGTCAGCACCGAGCGCGGCGCAAAGCTCTACGCCGCCGACCAGGTGCCGGCCATGTGCGAGCAGATGATCCGCGTCCTCCGAGGCGCCGCCAACGGCCAGGGCTACCCGCTCGCCGCCTGACCGAATTCTGGGCGGGTTGTGGGCTCCTGCAGCGGAATCAAACGCGGAGAGAACCCTCAGTGCTGGCGTGCCCTCACAGCACGCCCGGATGCCGCCGCCGATACGGAGGCCCCAGCGAAAGCTCATGGGTGAACGAGTGGAGCGGATGCAACGCCGCTGACGGCCGGGAAAGACCGGCACCTCATTCTCTAAATGGAGCACCACCATGGCACTGCGAATCGACATGCAGGACGTCGAGTCCTCCCAGATCCACAGCATCGGGCACGACCCGGCCACCAACACCCTGGCGGTCCGCTTCTACCGCGGCTCAGGCGACAAGCGCGGCCCCGGCTCGCTCTACCACTACGCCAACTTCGACGCGGCCGACTTCGCCGCCTTCAAGGCCGCCGACTCGGTCGGCAGCTACTTCGGCAAGAACATCAAGGCGTGC